ATCCCGAGGTGATGCGCTTTAGTGAGGGGCAACTCACCCACTACCGCGCGGGCCAGGGCGAGGCGGGATCAGGACAATGAAAAACGCCCCGAGCGGAGCTTTGAGCTACCCCGTGCAGCAATCCACTGCACGGGGGATCAATCACTTAGCTACCACTATGCCCCTATATCACAAGGCAAAATGACCCTAAGTGTGGACACCTGGTGGTCACTCAATGCCAGCCCCTCCTCGTAGTGGGTTGAAGGTGATGGCATCCTGCAGATAGTCCGGCGCAAAATGCGCATAGGTCATTGTCTGCTGGATATTCGCATGGCCCAAGATCCGCTGCAGCGTGATGATGTTCCCGCCATTGGCCATAAAATGGGTAGCGAAGGTGTGCCGCAATACATGGGACGCCTGCCCCTGTGGCAAGTCCGGTTTCACCTCTCGCAGCACCTGCCGCACCGTCAGATAATCAACCTTCGGGAATAACCGCCCCGACCTTCCATCAGCTAATTGTGCCGAGACATCTGCCGAGATCGGTACTACGCGCGTTTTGCCGTTCTTGGTGGCCACAAACATCACCCGTTGATTGATGACATGTTCAGCCCTGAGTGCAACTGCTTCTCCCCACCGAGCGCCAGTGCTCAAACACAGCACGGCCAGCTTACGGTTCTCACCCTCTAACCGACTGAGTAACCCCGAGATCTCGCTCTGGGATAAATAACTCATGGCGGTGGGAGCCTCTTTGAGCTTCTTCATTTCTCTTAATGGATGGGGAGCGTGATACATCCCAGCATCAATGAGAAAAGTGAACATCCCGCCCAAGGTGATAAGACGCCGGTTCACCGTTGAAGCCTTGATGCCCTGACTGAGCAATCGAGATCGAAGCACCGCAATTGCGCGGTCATCAATCTGAAAAGCGCAGGGGTTACCCATCTGCCGTTCAACCAACTCCAGGGTTTGACGTGCGCTCGTTCCCCACTTCATGTTCTGCCCATGATAGAGCCACCAGAGTTGGATAAGCTCGGACAATGGCCGGGCATCCTTCGGTTTCTCTATCCACGCCTTGTCATGCTGGTTTGCCAACACATACCGCTCAAAGGCGGTTGCTTCATGCTTCTTGGCAAACTTCCGCCGGATGCGCTTTCCGTAACGCCCCGTCGGTCTTACGTCCACTTCATAACGACCATCATCGAGCTTCTTAATCGACATAGCGAAGCCCTCCGATGTAGCTCAATCCCGATGATTCTATGGCGTCGAGAAACGCCTCATGCAGGGTTAACCAATTTTCTGGTCGGAGAGGGATGAGTCCCCTTCCTCTTGCCCAAAGTGTGCGAGAACCGGCGCTATTTGCCCGGCTTCAGGTGCAACCTTATCTGTCATAAACCACAGCGTGTACTTGGTGAACTTAGGGTGATTAAGGATTTTCATAACCACTTGAATATTTGGAGAATTTTTATCTGATTCGTAAAACACCAGAGAGGTGTATGGAATCCCCGTCAGCTCAGAAAGTTGCTTGCGGTTAACTAGTTCAGCCTCTCTTATGAGTCTGATTTTTTTTCCAACGTCATTTGACATGTTATTGGTATCCCATTAAATTGTTGTTGGTAAACCAACAACCGAATGCAAAACCCCGCTATAGGCCACTATGGCCCATTGGGGTCAAGAATGGAGAGTACCAGATGACGGTAGCAAGCCAAAGCCAGTCCCAAACCGAGACAGACCCGCGCGTGTCGCTGGTGCTGGAACCCATGATTAACGCTTCTGACGCGGTGCCCGTTGAAGTGTTCGCCAAGATGATAGGCAAGACCAAGGGCGCTGTGCGGGGGATGATCGAAAAGGGCAAGGTGCCCGTGGTGCCGATGCGCAACCCTCTGAACCCAACCGCTCCGGCTGAATACTGGATCTACCTTCCGGCATGGAACGAAGGTATGAAACTGGCCTTTGAGAGCCGCCCCCGTGAGATCCGTGACGGCTGGTTGTCTTGGCTGGGGCTGGGGTGTCCGGTATGAGCCAGGCATGGACTGAACAAGCAGCCCTGAACATGGCGGGGGCGCAGTTGCTGCGCGAAACCGTCGAGCAGGTGAAGGGCCACCAGTTACGGGCCGGTCATGACAAGGGAGCGCAGTGCCTGTCGCGTAAGCTGGCGGTGCTGCAAACCCTGAATGACGGGCAAAGAAAAACCCCGCTTAACGGTGCGCTAACACCAAACGGGGTTTCCAAATCAGCTTTAGAGGGCTTGATTTGATGAGCATCTTATCTATCCCCTGCGCCTTGCGCAACCTGCGGCTCCAACGCCGCAAGCTGGCAAGCCCAGCCTGCCAGCGTTTCATCCATCTACCGGACTACCTCGCCGCCATTGAGCAGCCCGATGCCTTGGCATGGGGTGCGCTCTGGCAGCGCCTGCCACAACCGGCCAATCCGCTGCGGGGGAACCTATGCGCGTGATGTGCACCGAGTGCGGCCAACTTGGCCGCATCACCAAGACCTGCCGTTTCACCCGAGGCGTGGCCACGCTCTATTGCCAATGCACAGACGCTGAATGCGGTCATTCGTGGGTATCGTCCCTGTCGTATAGCCACACCCTGCACCCGTCAGCCAAGAAAGTCCCCGAGACATCGCCGGTTACCCAGCAGTAACCCGATGGTGCCCTACTCCATCCGTATCGGAGGGAAATTATGCGTGTGCTTTGCACCGAATGTGGCCAGCCAGGCCGCATCACCAAGACCAACCGCATCACTGCGGGGGTCGCCAGTATCTATTGCCGCTGCTCAGATATTGCGTGCCGCCATTCCTGGGTGTCCACGTTGTCCTACAGCCACACCTTGAGCCCGTCCGCCAAGCGCGCCAGCGAGCTGACCATCGCCCTGGTGCGCACGCTGTCACCGGAGGCGCACGCCTCGTTGTGCAAGAGCGTGAACGAACACCAGCACCAGCTGGATATACAGGCCGCCCAAGAGCGGGATAAACCGGTTGTGACGCTGCGGAGGCCTGCATGAGCAGTCAGGTAAAAACAGGCTGGATTTGTATCGCCAGCGCAGGGCCAACGCTGGACGGACGCACCGTCAGCCCCGAGTGCCTGCGCGAGCTGGCCGACACCTACGACACCAGTTTCTATATTGCCAACCTCTGGCCGGAGGGGGTGCGTGCTCGCCCACTCGGGTATGTGGATGCGGTGAAGGTGCAGGAGGAAGGTGGTCAGCTCAAGCTGCTGGCGGTGCTGTGTCCCACCCTAGAGCTGATTGACCTCAACATCCACGGCACCCATGGCTTTTGCACCATTGAGGCCAGCGAGAATTTTGCGGGCACCGGCAAATGGTATCTGGCTGGCGTCACAGTCACCGACCAGCCGACGCTGACAGGGCTGACCCAGCTGCAATTTAGCGCCAAGTCGCCCAGTGTGCGCCCGTTGGTGGTGCCTGTGCCGGCGCCTGCTCCCGCCATTCCCGCTTTCCGGGCATCAGAACCCGAGCAGATGTTTAACCAGTTGGAGGCCCTGTCTGCCGGACTGACGGCACTTAGCCAGAAGCTCGACAGCTTCACCCCCTACCGTCCCAACCAGCCACCCGCGCCCGCCGCTGACCGCAGTGACGACCCCAGCCATGCCAACCATTACCGCCCTTGCTAAGGAGCCAACCCCGATGAGCTTATCTGACCTGCTGCACGACGTGCGCCTGAGTTTTACCCCTGCGCCCCAAGCCAGCTTTGGCAACCTGGACGAGGCCACGAGCATGGCGCTGACGGCGGCCATCGTGCAGGCGACCCCGTTTCTGTGGATGGTGTCTATTCAGGGGGTAGAGGACCATACCGCCCCCCGCTTTGACCCGCTCAAGCCAGGGCTGCGCAGCGGTCGCAAGGCGCAAGGGCGCTTCCTTGTCCAGGCAGAGCCGAGCAAGCGCAAACATGAATTTGAGGAGTTGGACAGCAGCGCTATCTGGACGTGGCAACAGCTGGCCCAAATGCTGGCGGGGCTCGACCAGCGCCAAGTTAACAACCTGCTCGAAGAGCTGGCATTAGTCGCCTTTGGGGATGACCTGATACGGGTTGGCTTCCATGGCCAATCCGCCGCCACCAACACCAACCCCGTGGCCAACCCGAACGGGGAGGATGTAATGGTGGGCTGGCCCGCCCTGGCCAAGGCCGCTGACCCCGAGGGGCGGCGGGTGCTGCGTGATGTGGTCACCTTCGACCCGAGTGGCAAGGGCGATTACACCGACCTGGACGCTATGGTCTATGCCCTGCTTGAGAAGTTGCCGGAAGCTTATCGCCAAGACCCGCGCTTAATCGTGATGGTCGGCGGCGACCTGCTGCGCGCTCACCAGCAAGCCCACCTCAAGCCAGGACAGGTACGGGACAAGCAGCAGCGCATGAAGATTGCTGACCTGCCCTTTATCTCTCACCAGCACATGCCCAGCACCTACCTCGCCATCACCCTGGTCGAAAACCTGCAAGTGCTCACCGTCAACCGCACCCACCGCCTCAATGCGGGGGAGATTGACGACATCGCCAGCTGGGGCATTCGTTACAACCGCGCCCAGTCCTACGCCTTGGGCATCCCCACCGCCTACGCCGCCTTTGACACCATCACCCTCGCCACTCAGGAGTAACCCCATGTCACAAGCTACTTTGCACATTGTCCCGACCGCCCCCGCCGCTACCCGTGCCAGCCGCCTGGATGAACACGTGGCCCTGTTCCAAAGCGAACACGCCAAGCTGATGGCGCTGGATAGCGAGATTTTGACCCTGCGGGAGCAGCGCAAAACCTTGCTGGCACAAATTCCCGCCGCCAAAGCCCGCCGTGAAGAGCTGCGCCAAGGGCGGATTAACCAGCTGATGGGCGGAGTGGTGTCGCTGGAAGCGGCGCGGGAATACCGCGAGCTGACAGAGCTGCTGGAGGATGCCAAGGAAGCCGCCACCCTGTCCGAGCGCCAAGAGAAGCGCTTGGCCATGCCGCTCTATCAGACCCAGCTGGCCGCCAACAGCGCCCAAAGCATGGTCGCCGGAGGCTATGAGAGTTACCTCGAACACAAGGTGATGCCGTCCATCCTCAAGCCACTCAAGGGGCACCTGACTGAGTTGGCCACCCTGACCCGTGCCAAGGCCAGCCTGATACCAATCAGATTAAAGATGTGATCTAATTGCTCTATTCTGGTTTCACTGTACTCAGTATGTCCGATCCAATCGATTTCTTGGCCCT